CAAGCTCTTTTTCTCTCGTAGAAAATATTTCTTCCATCGCTTTTTCACGAGTAGACAATTCAACTTCTTCTTCAGATTCGGATAATGATTTTTCTTCCTCTACTACTTCTTCAATTACTTCAACATGTTCTAGTCCTGTTCTGATAGCATCCTCAAGGGTAGCCATACTAAACCTCCTAATTATTCCATAGCATCTCTATACTTAATCATCGCTTCCGCATTTTCGCCATCAGAAATAACTCCATTCAACCACTGAAGGACTTTTAACGGTGTAGCCAGATTAAGTGAAATTTTACGGTACTGTTTAAGTTCCTCTTCTGAAGAACCTACCCACCCCTGAAGCGCCATTTCTTGCAAATCATCTATGCCTGTTCGATAATCGAATAAGGCTCTTTGCATAACAGCCTCTCCAGTTGGAGTTCTTACAAATTCTTTTGTTTTTGATCCAATACGAATCCTTTTTACAAATTCATCGATACCAGTCTCAGCCGGGTTATAATATTCCATTAACCAACTGCAAACGGGATTTTGTTATACTTGTCTCTACTCACTGTTCCTGCTTTGCCCTCCGCTCTTATTTCTAATTCCCTGTCTATCTCCTTATCAGACATTTGGTTAAATAAGGCATCTCTTTGCAAGAGTAATTCACCTCTTCGCGTCACAGCATCTTGATGACGAATCTCCGCTTCACGAATATCAGTATCTTGCTGTATTAATTCCTTTTCTATATCAGACTGAGATCGAATCTGAGCAACATTTGTAGCCCCCTGATTCTTAACCTGTTGTATTTGCATCTTTCCTTGAGTCTTTATTTGATCCGTTTCTAATAACCGCTGCATCTCTTCTAATTGTTGCTGCAATTGTTGAGTTTGTGGATCGGCTTCGGCATCTAAAGATATAAACCGTGTTCCATCTTTATACCCTAGTTGTCCAAAAACCTCTTTTGCTAATTCAGGTAGATTTAAACTTTCAGGAACACCGGGAAATGCAGCTAATGTTTGTACACCAAACAATAAATTCTGTACCTTCTTTATTGGGTCAGTAGCATTAATTCCTACATTGACTTTCAATAAAACATCTTGCCTTAATAATTCATCCATCATTTCATCGACATTAAAAGAGAACTTCTTTTGCTGAGCTTCTTGACCCGCGACAGCTAAAATTACAGGATCTGTTTCATAATATTGTTCAAGACGAAGTAACTGCTTTAAAACATTTTGAACCCAAGTATCAGCAAAAGTTCTTAATGTATATTCAGCAACCTGACTGCTGCTTCCAGCGAGAAGATTCATTCCTCCTACAGTTTCATTTAATGCCCTAGCTCCTTGAACGGTAGATGTGGAGAAGTTACCTTGCAACTCATCAAAATCCATATTGATTCTGTCTTGCTCAGCATAAGCAGAACCAGTAACATCTCTCGTTTCTATTACTCTAACATCAGAATCTGGATCATCCATTTCAACCGCACCGCCGGGAACAGATCTAAACAAAGCATCAAGATCTATATTCCTATCTCTGCGGATATGGTATCTCTTATTCATTGCTAACTTAACATTATCAAACCTCTGATTCCAAATGTCATTAGCAGCAGATTGAAGTTCCTGTGTTAATTCCACCGTGCCTGATGGATAAATCTTATGAGCTTCTATATTGACGCAACCCATAACATAAGGTCTTTCGCCATCTCTTAGCCAAGGATACATCTCAGAAAGAGGTTTAGGATCCGTTAATAAATGATCTGTTCCAGCAGTGAAATAACACCAATCAATCCCATCTTTTTTTACAATATTTTTATGGACCCATACAATCCAGAAATCTTTTATCTCTCCAAATTCTGTATTATCCAAAGGATCCATACGAGGCTCGTCACGAACTAAGCGAGTCGTATTTTCTGTATCTGCTTCAGAGGCTGAAGATATTAACTCTTCATCAGAAACTTCAAGCCATTCATCAGAGTCCATTTTTTGTCTTACATCTTGTAAAAACATCGGAACTAAATGAACTATATAAGGAGAAGACCCAATTGGATCAGCCCAGTCAGAAGCAGGATCAATCCTTATATTTTCTGGAGATATTAATTCAATTACAGGGTGATCAGATAAGGTTGTAACCTGTTCTTGTGTTTGCTCGTTACCCATTTCATCCATCAAAGGGTTGTTATTACCATCTACTTGAACGTAAGTCTCTTCCTTTTCCTCAAAATCCCAATATTGGTGAGAAATACAAACCCCTTGAACTGCTGCATCCTGTATAGCGGCAGTCATTATCTGGAACCAAGGAATTGTATTCGTCAATCTATATTGCATTATTGACTGAGCAACAACAGCAGCCGCAGCCTGTGTAGGATCGTTAGCATTAGCTGGCTCTATACTAACTACATCTTCATTAGTAAAGAAAGCAACCGACATAGCGGACTGCAAACTTCTTACAGCGCTTCTCGTCTTGGGTCTAAAGAATCTAGATCTCTTTTCATAAGCCCCAGTAAGATATTTAGATCCAGCAGGATGCTTGTTATTAAACATCGACAAGCTCTTTTCCCACTGGTACCTTAAATTAGCATCTACATATTCTGTAGAGCTGTCATATATCTGACGAGCAAGCCTTATCCATTTGTTTTCTTTTGGAGTATCATCATCAAATGACATTGGCTCCGAACCCTCTAATGGAGGTTGAGGATTAATTAACGACATTACGAGAAGTCTCCATTCAACTGCCCTTTATAATCCATTGTCAAATCAGTAAGATATTGATCCTCACGGAATTTTCCTCTTGACATTCTAAATCTTTCAAGCATTTCTCCACCCGCATTAACAACAGCTTTATAATCATTATCGATTTTGCTCTCATGAAGAACAAAACCCCAATTCCCAGACAGTCTCATTGATTTAACAACAACAACTCCATCCATTGTGTGAACTGCCCACAACCAACCGGGATATTTCTTTTCTAGCATCTCTGCTGTATTCTTTGCTCTAGTAAAGTCCGAACCAATATATTTATCTGCTTTTTCTATTTCCATTTCTCTTAGGCTTAAAGAAAACCCTTGCTCCATTATTAAATTTATAGGTGGCTACTGGGGCGCTTAATTCAGGATCAACCTTATAAGCAGTTTCTGACCAACTCCATTGTTTAGATTTATCCATGATTAAAAAATATTTACTTGAGGTGTGTACAAAGGCGCTCTATGTTGAACATCAGGAACTCTTTCGACAAGAACCAAGCTCCCTCCAATATTAAAACTAAACGTCTGACCTATAGTGGGGGAAGACCCAGTTAAAGTTAAATCAGCCTTTCCGGGACGCGCTATAGAGCCTTCCAACGCGGATGGAATGTACGCTGTAAGAGTTATATCGCCCTTGGCAACAGTTATAGTTTTATTTTCAATTGCAAGCGGGGCGTAAGAGGTAAACAGCAAATCAACAGTTGGTACAGTTCTAACAACTGGAAGATTAGGAGCGTACCCGGTAAGTGTTACTGTTCCGCTAAGATACCAACCAGAATCACCCCAACTGCCTACAGCAGCATCCCACTGAACAGCGGCCTCAGATGAATCCCATGTTACATTCCAGATTCCTCCAGCCATTAAGGTTTCTCAGGCCATACTACGTCGATTGCGCTCTCTGTACTTGTAGGAAGGTCACGAAGCGCTTGGCGATAGGTTATCATAGCGTCAGGCATTGAAGGACTATCTACGTGAGCGCACCAATCTGTTGCGTCAAGTAACTCGTTGCGTTCAAGGCGAATCTCACTCCAGAGCCACGTTAACCAAGCAACATTAAGTTGATCGTCTGTTGGTTTAACTTCTTCTCTATGCCAATCTAATTGCAGAGTCGGCACTCCTTCTATATTTAAACCAACAACGTTATACCCTTCACCGAGTTGATCTTTGCCATATGTCTGCTCCATATAAGCGGCAACAGCATTACCTAGTTGATCGTTTGATACTGGCATTACAGTCTCCTCTCCGCCCTCCACCTAATTTGGCTTTCATAGTTCGGACCAGCGCTACCCCGCATAGTGTGTACAGCAGCAGTAAAATTCCTAGTCCAAAATGTGCAGGTTGTCGCTGTGGTGATATTAAAGGTCATGTGTCCGGGCGAGTCACATAAGTTGTAATGAAACGATGAGTCGTAATATGATGACATAAAATCCCCAGCATCACCATTGCGAATCATATAACCAATTCCGTATTCTGATATTCCCATAGACCCCTCAAACCTAACCACATAACCGGCTGGCACATCTAAATCTAGATCAGTTGCATTCCACCAACCACCAAGATCTTCTCTTAATACCCATTGAGCGGCACCAAAATAACTAACACAATCAATTTGAGTGGCACCGGGGTGAGACTGGTCAGAGTTAAGAGTCAGTTGACCGTATATGGTTACAAACTCATTACCAGTTCTAAAAGCAGTAGTACCGTCAGAAACAATCTCACAGTGGTCGTTCTTTCCATAAAGCGTGTACACTTCGTCTGGAGTATCATTATTTATAGTAATTTTATTACCAGCCCCATGTGTTGCTGTTGAAATAACATGAATAGCACAAGTACCAAACGCGCTTTCAGCGGGTAATGTGATGGTCGTTTCCGTACTCGTTCCTGCCGACACATCTACTAAAACTATAAG